GATGGCGCCGCGTATCGTCGAGGACCTGGACGAGGATTACCAGTTCCGCCCCGGCATGGCTATCGAGGAGCTTCGCGGCACCAAGAAGACCAGCTTTGCGGGTCTCCAGTACGGCATGGTCACGAGCTATGTCGCCGCACCCGCTGACGCCTAAGGAGGGCTCACACAATGGCTACGCTTCTTTCTCTTGAACTGACCCCTCCGGTCTATCCCGTCTCGGGTGTGGGCCTTGGCGGTCGCATCCTCCACAGCGCGCGCGGCACCTACACGATCACTGCCGCGCTCGCCCTCAACGACACGATCCAGCTGTTCGACATCCCGGTGCGCTCGCGCATTCTCGGCGGCTATATCGTGTCGGACGACCTCGACACGGGCGGCACGGGCCTGCGCATCAACGTTGGCGACGTGGACGATATCGATCGTTACTTCGTCGGCGGCGCTGGTACTCCCGGCCCGGTCGCGGGCGTGACGAACGACGTGGCGGCGACGGGTATCGATTACCTGACGCCGAAGAAGACCCGCGTCTTTGCCACGGTTTCGACCGCGCCGACGACCGGCGCCACCACGGGCACGTTCACGGTGGTTCTCTACTACAGCAACGAGGAGCCCGCGTAATGGCGAAGACCTTCACCGCAACGTGGCTGGGGGACGAAGACCCCTATCGTCAGGTCATTTACGAGGGTTCGGTACGCTTCATCAAGGGCGAGCCGACGAAGGTGCCGGAGGACCTCGCGTTCAATGGTATTCCTTGGAGCCGCAAGATTCGCAACAATCCCATGTTCGCCGTCGATGAGAAGGCGGACGTGATCGAGAGCGAGGAAGCGGAACAGCCCGAGGAGTCCGGCACCGAACGCGCAGCTCTCAAGGCCGAGCTTCGCGCGCGCGGGGAGGACGTGAAGGGCAATCCTTCGGTGGAGACCCTTCGCAATCGCCTCGCGGCACTCGACGCCTGATGGCCTCGTGCTTGTCCATCATCAACCGCTCTCTCCGCAAGCTGGGGGTGGTTGGTGCTGGGCGTGACGCACGGACCAACGACGCGCAGGACGCGCTCGACGCTCTCCGGGGGCTTTACGGCTCATGGATCGTTTCGGGCGCGTTCGGGCGCCTTGCTGACGTTGTGGTTCAGTCGGACTTCAACGCATATGAGAACCAGCGCATTGTCCGCCCTATCGGCGTGACTGCGGAGATTACGCTTCCCGACTTCGTGCCGATGTACTCGCAACCGCTGCCCTATAACCAGGAGCGCGACGTGTACGGCGGCAATTACGAGGCCGTGGATGGCAACAACCGCCCTCCCAAGGACGGAGCGGTTATCGTCATTGCCGATCAGGAAACCGGGACGATCCAGAACTGGATTTACGACGGCATCGTGAAGGTGTGGCGCCAGATTGACGAGCTAGGCTTGGCGGACGAGGCGCCGATTTCGACGGCTGATCCGGAAGGCTTGGCTGCGGCCTTGGCTATGGAGATTTCCGACCAGTTCGGAGCCGATGTGTCCGGCGGGACCGCAAACCAATATCGCCGCTTCGTGGCGGCGCTGACGAGCCGGTTTTCCATGCCGCGCCAGACCATTGTCGGGAGTTATATGTAGATGGCCGCTATTGTTGACCGCGACACGACTATCCGTGGGGTATGGATCGCCGATTACGCCTCTGGAGCACCCGCTGGTTCGGAGAGCGCTCCCATCTTCGTGTCCGATGCCTCGGAGCGCAGTGCAATCGAGGTTCCCACTGCGGCGACGTTCACCCGCCCGGCGGATACGACGGCATACACGGGCGCGACCGCTACGGTGGCTGGCGACCTGATCGCCAACAGCACGACGGCGGGTTCGTTCGCTCCCATGACCTTCGCGCCAACCGCAATCAGCGGGACGACGAAGGAGGGCTATGTAACCTTCATCGAACTCCAGATCGATGCTGCGGTCTCCACTTCGGTTCGGGCTCACATCATCCAGGGTACGGCGCCGACCGTCACGAACGGCGACAACGGCGTTGCGGCGATCAGCAACTTCACCGTTGCCACGTATCTCGGCTTTGTCGATCTGACGATTACGCCTTCCGCTGCTGGCGGCGGGATGGGTGGTGACGATAGCCTGCTTATCCCGTACTCGACTACGGGAAGCCTGTACGTTGTTCTGGAGGCGCTTACCGCTTTCACGCCGACGAGTGGCGGGACGTATCGCTGCAAGCTCGGCCTGCTGCGGACCAAGTGATGAACGCGCTGGATTTTGCGCTAAGGGCGGGACGCCGCAGCGGGGATAGCTTCACCTACCCCGGCGCGACGAACGTGACCGCCGCATATCGCAACCGCGTCCGCACCAACTGGACGACCAAGGACGAGATAATCGTCGGTGACAGCACGACGGCAGGCTTTGGCTCGGGCACCAGCGGGGGCTGGACCGGATCGTATGCGAAGGCGCCCCCACGCGTGCTTGCCGAGCTGCAAGAGGCGCGTAGTTTGGTGGCTGCTAACGATAGCTGGTTCGGCGATGGCGGCGGGGGCACGGTCGCTGTTTTCGGGGTCATCAACCCCGCCAACGTCGTCGGCGCGAGCTGGGCGATCAGCAACAATCCCGCCCCGACTGCGCGCGGCCTGTTCCTCTACGATAACAGCGGCACCGACCTGATGACGTACACGAGCATCAAGCCGTGCACGGGGTTTCTCGTCCATTACCGCCGAACCACAGGCTCCTTTTCGGTCCAGATCGACAGCGAGACTGCGCAAACGTGGGACATGACGGCGACGTTCGGCGGCGTGACCGGCTCGGAAATCCAGCGCCGCCTGATCACTGCTAGCGGCACGGGCATCCATGCGCTCAAGATCAACCGCATCTCGGGCGAAGGGCTGATTGCTGGCGTCGAGGCAATCGCTCCCACCGACCGCAAGGACGTGATCAATCTCGGCTGGTCTGGCGCGCGCGCGGCGGATTGGGTGAATAACGTTCTTCCGACAGCCCCACTCGGCGCGCTCGGGACCATCGTTGCAGCGCGGACGGCTCCGCTGTGCCTGATCAGCCTCGGCATCAATGATCAGAACGGCGGGCGCACCGATGTTCAGTATGGCGCCGATCTTGTGACCATCGGCAATCGCATCATCGCCAGCGGCGGTATCCCGCTGGTGGTTGTCCAGCAGCCGACGAACACGACGCCTTCCGAGGCGTACGCTGCCGCCGCCCGTGCAGCAGCGGTAACGCTCGGGTGCGCATGCTTCGACCTTCGCCCCAGCATGGGCACGTGGGCGCAGATGGGTGCCAAGGGCTGGACGTATGGTGACAGCTCGCATCTGAGCTTTACGGGCTCTGCGGCGGTGGCTGCTTCGTATGACAGCTTCCTTGCTGCATTGGTCGGAGGGTAAAATGGGTTCTTTCGCAAAGAGTGGCGTAGTTACCGATTCCACGATTCCGGCGCGGGTCGGGGCATTGGAAAGCGGCAAGGCGAACACAAGCGCCGTCCCCCAGCCCGCAGCTTCCGCGCCCCCGGCGGTGGCTGACAGCAGCGCGCCGGGTACGACGCCGCTGCAATACGCGATGGCGGACCACACCCACGCCAGCAAGGCGCGCAAGGCTCGCCTTCAATGCGCGGCCAACGGCACGCTGACCTGGACCTATTCCACGCCCTTTGCGAGCGGGGTGGTTCCGCGCATCGTTGCGATTGCGGAGACGGCGGGCGGGACCGACGTTATCAACGTCCAGCTCACCGCGACTCCCACAAACACCAGCGCCTCGCTGATCGTAAACCGCGTACAGCAATCGGTTGTTGCACTAATCGGGCTGACTATTCTGTCGGTTCCGACGCAACCAGGGGTGCAGTGGGTTCATCTTCTGGCGTTGGAGCCCTGAATGGTCGCGGTTCCCCTAGGGCGCGGAGCATATAAGCGCGACGACGGACTTGTTCCCGAAGTCCAGTGCCTGAATATGTTTATCGAGCAGGATTTGTCCGGTTTGTCGCCGGATGGCTTCCTGCGTATCCAGCGCCCCGGAACCGAAGTCATCCAAACTCTGGATGAGCCGTATGTGCGGGCCTTCGCTATCGACCCTTCCGATAGCGCGCAATACGCCGTTGCCGGTTCCGACCTCTATCGAGACGGGGTGAGTGTCGGGACGATGTATTACCTTGAGCAGCAGGAGAGCGGGCCTCCGATTGCCTATCCATACACCGATGGCATGAGCCGTATCGTCATCCTGACGGGCCGCGTGGCGGCGATGGGGTCCAAGACCAACCCTCGCTCTCCCAACGTGTTCCTGTGGGATGGCGCGACCTTTGCCGAACTGGTGCTG